TCACATATTTTTTTGGTCACATCAACATAGTTGAGTTTTTTAACACGTTCTGAAACTTTTTCGAGCAGCTCATTTTCAAAATTATTTAAAAACATAAACACCGCCTGTTAACTAAATTATGGTTTAATTAGCACAGGCGGTCAAATTAAATATAATACTTCTTCAAAAGCTCAACGAAGTCATTTAGGAAATCTTCTTTTTTATCGGCATCAATCCAGATCAAATGACTGTTGGCCATATCAACTTTTAAAAGATTTGGTTCGTCTTTCATTTTAAAGAAATCAATTTCGATTGAAGTGTAATCAGAAATCCATTTCTCAACTCTTGTTTTCATTTTTAACCTCTTCAATTTTTACCTCGAAAATTTCATCAATATAGGCATTGATAATATCTTGAGGACTAATTCCAGCTTTTGCAAGCCAATCTTTTATCTCTCCATTAATTCGAATTGATACCATTGTGTCTTTAATAAACTTTTTCATAAAATTCCTTATTAAACTTTTATTATAAATTATCAAAACAATCTTTTATTTTTTGAGCAAAAATATTCGAACCTTCGCTGTTGTAATGGACACCATTTGATCTGTAAGCTTCCATGGTTAATCCAATGTTATACAAATCGCATGTAACCATGCCAATCTCATCCATTGCAATTTTAGAAATATTATTTAAATGAACAATCGATTCGTTAAAAAAAGTAGGATGTCCGATCGGTATAGGTGTTATGTTTATAAAAATAACATTTTCGCATGACTGACGTAATATAGACGCTTCAAATAACAAGTCTTGAATATACTGCTCATCACCTACATTCCATGGATAACCTGTTTCATTGTTACCTGGTAGCGTATTCCATATGCCGTGATTAAATGTGCAATACTTCCATTTATTGGAATGATTGGCCCATTTTTCTATATATTGGGCACCATAGCTTGAATTTTTCCCGTTACATGGGTTGTGTATAATTTGGTTTTCTGGAAAATATTCAGGCATTTCCCTAAAATATCCCCATGAAATAGAATCTCCAACGATTAAAAAAGTATCTCTTCCGTCCAATTCAGGCATTTGGGTATTTTCTTGTGTGCAAAAAAAATCACCAATTGATGTCTCTTCTTTTTTTCCACAACTATAAAGTAATAATAAAACAATTATAATTTTCATTTATTCTTCCTTTGTTTTGTCTAAGTTCATAATATACTCATGAAGTTCTAAAACTTTTCTTTCGGCCTTACCAACCTCCCAATTGTTTTGAAGCGACCATAATATTATCGCAAGGGCATTATTAACTTTGTCTTGAAGTTCATCTATATCTATTTCAATTTTTTGCTTCATAATTCCTCCATACTAAATGTCATAACTTACAAATCTTTCAGAAAAATCAACTCCTCTTCTAAATAAAAACTCAAGACAGATATTAACCTTTAGGTAATCAAAATCAGGTTCAAGTTTTTTAATATAATCAATTTGCATCATATAAAGATTTCTATAGATAGAAAATTCAACAAAATCATCTTTATTTAGGTTTTTAAAAGGAAGCTCGCTATTAATAGCGGAGTAATGAACATATAAATGTTTGCCAGTACCTAAATCTAAAACTTCTCCATCACCTTTTATGGTGTCAAAATAAATAACAACGCCAAGTCTTTTCATTTTATACCCCTTTGTTTCTATATAATCATTATAACATGTATATACAATAATGTATATACAATAATTACGCATAACTGCTTGATTTTGTTACTAAAAATAAATATATTTACAAGCTTTGAATAAAATTATAGTCTTTTTAAATGCGAATTATGTTAACAGGTCATGCTGGTTTTATTGGATCAAGGCTTTTAAAAAAGCTTCTCGAATTAGGTCATGAAATAATTGGGATCGATAATTTTTCAACCGGAAAAAAAGAAAACATTTTTAGACACAAAAACTTATTTTCATACGAACATGATTTAAAAAATTGGTCTATGACTAAAGTTATTATAAGCGACACAAAACCAGAAGTAATTTTTCATCTAGCTGGTTCCGCTTCTGTTCCTGAATCTTTTAAAAAATCTAGAGAATTTTTTGAAAATAATGTTATGGCCACTAATAATTTACTTTGCTCAATTGATCCAAAGATAACAAAGAAAATAATATTTGCCTCATCTTCCTCGGTTTACGGAAACATGGCAGGCGAAAATGTTTTAGAATCATACGCCGACACCGCCAAACAATACTCGCCTTATGCTTTTACAAAAATGAATTGCGAAAGGCTTTTTGAAATGTTCTATAAACTATATGAGATTAATTATACAGTTTTAAGATATTTCAATGTCTACGAGGGATCAGGAAAAGGTCGGGGTGTTATTGATAAGTGGATAAACCAGAAAAATAATAACGAAGAAATTCTTCAATTTGGGAATACTGAAAGAGATTATACCCATGTTGATGACATAGTTAAGGCGAATATCGCAGCGATCGATTATTATCAAAACCCAATTAACCCTAAAAAAACTTTTAATGTGGGCACCGGAAAAAAAACATCTTTAAACGATATCGCAAATAATCTAGGGATAAAACCAATCATGTCTGCTACAAGGGCAGAGGACATTCAGGTTTGTACGGCAAATATAAACCTGGCAAAAATATATTTAAATTATAAACCATCAATTTTTGGAGAGTAAGTGAGACCAACTATTTACGACAATGTTTATTTGTCAAGACACCCAAATTGCAGATGCTACCAAGAACCTACTGAGACATGTGTTATAAAAAAAATTGCAATTATCGGTTATGGTTTTGTGGGAAAATCCGTTCATAATAGTCTTTTAAATGACTACCATGACATTTACATTGATGATCCCAAAAAAGGATTTGACAGAAAAGGGTTTTTAACACCACAACAATACATTGCTTTCATTTGTGTTCCAACTCCCACAATCGGTGGGATACAAGACCTATCAATGATCGAAAATGCTTTAGAAAAAGCCAAATTAATGAAGGCCGAATTAATAGTAATTAAGTCAACTATTCTTCCAGAAATAGCAAAAGGCATTTGTAAAAAAAATGTGATCTATGTTCCCGAGTTTTTAGATCAAGCTAATTCTTATCATCAAAACAATAAACACATTGTGGGAACAGAAAATGTTTATAACTTCGAAAGATATAAAAAGCTTTTTAACGACAACCATGAATATTTTTTGACCAATCCCGAAACAGCTTCGATGATAAAATATACTCACAATACCCACGGAGCTTTAAAAGTATCCTTTTTTAATGAAATCTTTGACGCATGTGATAAATCAAATATTGATTATCGAGAGATGTTGAGAATACTTTTATCGATTAACGATAATGTCGGCGAGAAGTATACAAAGATTTGTGCCGATGGAATGCGTGGGTATGGTGGAACCTGTTTCCCAAAAGATACTCAAGCACTAATGCACGAATATAGCCTTAAAACTTTAATCGCTGCAGACATGGTAAACCAAGAAATTAGAAAAGTTGACACACCCAAAAATTAAATAAATAATTAATTATGATTTTTTTCTGTCATTTTTACTCCAAAACATTCCCCTGCTAATCAGGGGTTTGTTTTTTAAACCAAACAAGGATATAATTTAATTATGGAAAATAAAGTTGGAAGACCGACTAAATACAAAGACGATTATCCATCCAAGCTGGTTGATTTTTTTAGAATGATAATATCTACTGGAAACTTCCCTACGTTTGAGGGTTTTGCGGCTAAAATATCAGTAAATTCAGACACATTGCACGAATGGAAGAATAAAATTCCTGAATTTTCCGAATCGTATAGTATTGCGTTGAATTTGCAAAAAGAAAACCTGTTTATGAAGACACTAAGAAAGGATTATGATTCAAGTTTTGCTAAATTTTTAGCAAGTGCATGTTACGGGATGAGTGACAAAACGCAGGTAGACCAAACAAGCTCTGACGGCTCCATGACTCCACAAATAACAATCAACAATGATCTATCTCATCTATCAGACGATGACCTTATTAAAATAAAAGAAATATTAAGCAAGAATGAAAATACCAACGCTTGATGAAATAAATCAAGAGCAAGCCAGAAGGTATAAAGATAAAATAAAGACATCTAAATTATTTAGAATGGAAAACCTTTATCGAATTGTTGATAAAAAAAATCAGAATATATTATTCAAATTAAACGATGAGCAAAAAGAAATATTTAATTCTACGTGGAACAATTTAGGTGAACAAATTCTTTCCCCTAAGGTTTTGAAATCAAGACAGATAGGAATATCGACCTTGTTTGTTATAGCTTATTTTGATGATTGCCTTAATAACAACAACCTTAATGTTTATATCCAATCCCACAAAGATGATTCAATTGAAAAGATTTTTAGGATAGTTAGATTTGCTTACGATAACTTGCCAACAGAATATAAACCAGAATTGGGAAAAGGTGGAGGTTCAAAGTATGAGCTCTATTTTCCTTCACTCAACTCGAGAATATATGTTGGTCTAGAAAACAGATCAAACACAATCCATCGGGTTCACTTTTCAGAAATGGCATTTCAGGAAAAAAACAAAGTCGCTGCAACACTTGGAGCTCTTCCAATTGGTCAGCATTACTCGGTCGAAACTACTCCAAATGGCATGAATTGGTTTCGTGATGATTGGGTAGATGCCTCTAATCGATTCTTTTATCCTTGGTTTACTCACAGTAAAAACAGAATAGAAAATCTAGATACCGGGCCATATACGGATGAAGAGATTGAATTGGTTGAAAAGCATAATCTAACCAAAGAACAAATTGAATTTAGAAGGGCAAAGATCGCCTCTTTCCCCGGCAAAGACATAAGACTTTTTTTACAGGAATATCCAGAAGACGAGCAATCATGCTTTATGCTTTCGGGTAATCCAGTTATTTCAATCGATGCCATTAAGAGATTAGACAAGGCAAAACAAAAACCTATCAGGGAAGTTGACGGCATTAAAATATTCAGGGAATTTTCTAGGTCTTGCAAGTACGTTTGTGGTGCGGATACATCAGAAGGTTTTTCAAATGACTTTTCCTGTGCCAAGATATTTGACAATCAAAGAAGAGAGTGCGCTTCCTTTAGGGCAAAGATAAGGCCGTCAGATTTCGCCCACAAGATAAAAGAAATGTGCAAGATGTACACAACTGGTGACGGTTTTGCTCCACTACTCGGAGTTGAAAGAAACAATCACGGTCATGCTGTGATTTTAGAATTGGGCGAAGAGCATATAGGATACCCTAATCTTTATTTCTTTAAAGAAGATCGCCCAGGTTGGTTAACCGATCGTGTGACAAGACCGATAATGATTTCTGCCTTTATTGATGCGGTGGAAAATGAAACGTTAGACATATACGATATTGATACCATTAACGAGTGTTTGACTTTAATCGACAATAACGGCAAAATAGAAAGTGCAACCGGACAAAACGATGACTGTATTATAACAACCGCAATCGCTATTCAAATGTTGTCCGAGCTTGCCAAGCAATCCGCTTATGATAATCCCAAAGATTATGTTTTACTTTAAGAGGTAATTAATGGTTAAGAAAAAAGAAAATAGTCCGATTGCTAGTACAGGTCAAAACCTAATTGTAAACTTGATTGAGAATACGGAAAGAACAAGCTCATACGATCAACCATCTTTTAGAAAACCATACAATCCAGACGATCTTTATAGAAAGACAATGGATTATAGAATTTATGATTCAATGCGTATAGACGATCAAGCTTCTATTTGTCTTCAAATGAAAAAAGATTTAGTTATAGGGCCCGGCTTTTCTTTTCACACTAAAGATTCCAATCAAAAAGATATCGTAAAAAACCTAACCGCTATATTTGAGGAAGATGTTTTAACTCCATTTGATGAACAGCTTGAAGAGATTCTAAGCGCATATGAGTACGGTCATTCATGCAGTGAAAAGATTTTTAAGAAAAAAGATGATGGTTCTTTGTCGTTTTCAGAATTTAAAACCAGACAACCGAATACATGGCTTTATGAAACAGACGATAAAGGAAACGTAACAGATTACAAGCAGCGTGGAATGGCAACCGGCCAAGACATAATTATTAAAAAGAATGCAGTATTACATTATGTTAATAAGAAACGATTCCAAAACCCTTACGGCGAATCTGATTTAAGGCCGGCATATCAGGCGTGGTTTACTAAAAACGAAATAACAAAATACTTTGCTATCTTCTTAGAAAAAAGCGCATCACCTATACCAGTGGGAAAGTACGGTTCATCTGTTTCTAGAGAGATTAAAGAATCTCTGCTTTCAATACTTAAGAAATTCCAAACCAAAACTGCGATGGTCGTTCCAAAGGATATGGATATCCAATTTTTAGAATCATCAAATAATGGTGAAGTTTATCGATCTGCTATTAATATTTTTAATATGTTTATCGGTAGATGCTTATTCGTTCCCGACCTATTAGGCTTTCAGGGTGCAGAAACAAGCGGCGGTTCTTATTCTCTCGGCAAAGAACAGATGAGAATATTCTTTATGCATCTTTCGAGGCGCAGGAAATATTTAGAAGCGTTGATCAACAAGCATCTTGTCTATCCTATTTGTGTTTACAATCATGGCGTGTTTGATACTTATCCTAAATTCAAATTCAATCCAATATCAGAAGATTCGGTTTATGAATCTGTCAAGATGTGGACTGATATAGTTAGATCAAACGCATTTAAACCAACCGATGAAGAAATAAATTACGTTAGAAATCTTTTAAACTTCCCAGAAGGTGAGGTGCTACGTGATGAACCTACCGCCACTCCAACAGCTTATTTTAATAATAATCATGATGCTCATCGGACTATTTGTAATAAACAGAAGCAGACCGAAGTTTTAAAAACATATAAAATAGATTACGGAAACGATTATCATAAGAAAGTAGATTTCAAAAAGATTGAAAATTCTTTAGACAATTATTTAAGCGCATTGAAAGATGAGGTCGCACCCGTAGTTAAATATATTTTTAATGACCTAAACGACCAGATAGAAAAAAAGAAGATAGTTCAAAACCAAAGACTAGACAGAGTTGAAGATTTACAAATTAAGAAGTTGAAAGACATTAAAATAATTCTCAAAAATTCTTTTAGGGAGAATTATCAAGAGGCAAAGAAAATTGCTCAAAGTGAATTGTTTAAAGTTAATTATACATTGCCTTTACCAACCGATGAGTTTTTGAAGTTCTTAGAAGATGAAACTTATTCTTTTGTTGGTGATTGGTCTTACAACATTACCAAAAGTGCAAAAATAAAAATAATCGCTGCAATTAAAGACGGTAAACCACTCTCAACCGTTATCGATTTACTAAACGAAGAAGGCCTTGCGGACTCGATGGTAGCACTAGAACGATATAGTCGCACAAAATTTACCGAAGTAATGAACAGAGGCCGCTTAGAATATTTCGAATCATCTGGAATAGTTCAGGGATATCAATATTCTGCAATTCTTGACGAGGCTACTTCTGATATATGCGCAAGCCTTGATGGAAAAACTTTTAAGGAAGGCGAACAACCAATTCCACCTTTGCATTTTAATTGTCGCAGTTTGTTAATTCCAATTACCATCTATGAAGATGTTAAAAAATGGAGTGAAGTCCCACAAGGAACAATTGATAAAATAGAAAAAGGTAAATTTAGCGTTCAATAAAAGGATTTTATGGATCAGCTTAGTACTATCTTAGAAATGATTAACGCAAGGTTTGATAGACTTGAAAAAAAAGTTGATACCCTTGAGAATTTCAAATGGAAAGTTATCGGATTTAGTTCTTGCACGCTTTTTTTTGGAACGATTTTAGGTTGGATGATACAGGCAATTATTAAAAAAGGTTTAATATGACGGCAAAAAATTATGATGGAAAAATATTAGATACTTTTTACCCAAAGCTACAACAAGCTTTTGATTTAACAGCATTATCCTATAAAGTGATAAGTCTCATAACAACAACCGCATTTAGATTTCAATGTGAAAGTGATCCTGTTAAATATTGTCTAACCACAGCAGACTCAAGCAGCGCAACCGCCGGAGCAATATTAAATTTTGATACTAGTGCATGTATGTATGCTATTAGATCATCTTTCGGGATAGATGATGGATTTAATTTTATAACCTTTTATAATCCAAGTTCTAATTTGGTTAGAATATACAGTGAGAAAATGTAATGTTTAATGAATTAGAATTACCAACATCAACTAATATAAAATTTACGCCCGAAGGTGGATTAGCAATAAGACTAATTAATAAAACTGGTGCAAATTCAATAAAGGGATATTGTGTTGATTCTAGTCACACATTAAATAATGCTTTTATATATGTTCCCAATGGAACACCAGATTGTATTGGCGTTATTTATAACGATGGAATTGCAAATAGTTTGCCGTGTTGGGTTGTTGTTTCTGGTATAGCTGATGTTTATTACTCTAATACAGTTACAGCCGGTCAATTTGCTAGAACACAAGAAACAGCATCGGCCGCAATAGCTGGAAAAGCTTACGGAGAAGACATACCAGCACCTCCATTTGCAACAGATAAACATTTCCAAGAAATTGGACATATATTAGAATCGGGTGATCCGGGTCTTCATAAAACTGTGTTACACTTTAATTAATGGAGGTTTTATGCCTAAAATAATTGGTAAAGAAATTTTTTCAGTAGGTGAATGGAATGGCGATCCTTATAACACGAGTGACCTAGAGGAAATGTGTCTTGCGTATAACGAAACTTCTATGAAGTACAAGCCTTATATGAAGTTAGGCCATGCCGCCGATCAAAAATTACTTCAAGAAGAGGGTTTGCCTGCTGCTGGATGGATTGAAAACCTTAGAGTAAGTGGCAAGAAACTTGTTTGTGATATAGTTAACATACCCGACAAGATTTATAAGCTAATAATAGATGGTGCATATAGGTATGTTTCATCTGAAATACTTTGGAACATTAATTTTGAAGGAAAAAACTACAACCGAATGCTCGCAGGGGTTGCCCTTTTGGGCGCAGAAATGCCAGCAGTAACAAATTTAAATGATTTTGTAAATCTATACAGGCTTGACGCAAAGTCGGTAAGGACTTACACTTTAGAAAATAACAAGGAAGACATTATGCCTGAAACAAAAGTAATACCAGCAAAAGAAG